GTAGTTACAATACTATAACGATTGTCCTTGAAGGATTTAACCATATTCTTCTGGTAATCATACAACTTGAAGCTCGTTAGACCTTCATCGACGTTGATGATTTTCATATAGGTTTCTGTGAAGTATACGGGGTCTTGAGAACACTTGACGTATTCTTGAACGAGATCAGGAGTCCATTCTATATTTTGATTTGATCTCTTTAGATTAACATTACCCTTATAACCAGCATCGCTATTAGTCATTCTTAGTATTCATATCCTTGATCATTTTTTGTAATTCAGCAGTTGAGCCAACGAAAAGATTATTGTTAATAGTCTTAGCCTTTTCATTGGTTGGTGCATCAGCTACATCTATTTCTCTTATTTTAGTTTGAAGTTCCAACAGATCTTTGTTAGCTTGAATCATAGTTTCCATCATTTTAGATAGAACTTCAAACGCTCGTGGATGTTGGGAAGATGCAGCTATTTGACCTAACTTATCCATGGCCTCTTTACCACTTTGTATTACTTCATACAAATTGGATCTAGCTGCCTCGAAATCGTTTCTAGCACTATCGTCATGAGCTTTCGCTAACATGTTATCTATAGTTTTTTCAAACTCTAGAGCAGGTAGCCCTAGAGCTTTACCCATAGGGTCATTATCTTTTTCAGTCATTTACCTCATCTTCTTCATATATCATAGTAATAAAGCCATAATCATCTTCAGCGTCTATTTCTACATATGGTAAAGTATCTATACTCGTATTAGGAGCGCCATAGTAATTTATTGGATTACCGTTAGCGTCTAATCCTGGTTGTACCGTGACTCTCTCTGCAATCGGCGTGATACCTCTACCTTCAACGGCTGTGTTTGTTGCTGGAATGTAGAAGTTAGTTTTAACAAACTTAATAATACCAGAAGACTTAACTGGACCATAGATGTATCCTTTCAGTGTGAAATCTAATTCCCAAATAATAGCCCTTCTATCCTTAAATTCACCGTCATAGTTATCACTATAACCAATATTATTTAGAACGATTGGGATGTCAATCTTAACTTCAACTTCTGGAATTAGATTTACGGTTGTAGTCCAGTCTGGAGTGAAATAAGGTAGAATTTGTTCTATGATCTTAGTTCCATCCTCAACATTCTTAGCGTAAACGAACGCCTTGAAATTTATATTATATGGGACTGGATTATATTGGTATTTAAATTTACTAGCATCGGTATCGCTTCTATATGAACTTTTACCGACTGTGTTTAACTTTCTAGAACCATCATATGACATCTTTCCCATTTCGAATGAGATCATAGGAAGTGGTGTTGTCGCTGATGGTCTATCAATTCCAGGATCTTGCATAACACGAGCAAGCATCTTATCTTTAGCCGCATACGTTACAGGAACTCTTAATAACGATGTAACATTGCCATCTTTATCCGTTCTAGTGATACGGATATTATTCAGTAGCGTTCCCATAAGAATAACATATTTACGAATAAGACTGAAATAGAATGTTTGATTAAACATTAAATGTTCCCTTCGCTAAATGGATCTATTGAAGAGAAATCAACGAATAAATCAGACTCCCTTTGAATCTCATCGTTATCAGCTGCTGGAACTAGATCTGACATAGATGAATTTTCAAGAACTAGATATTCATCGTCTTCTGTTAAGATACCATCAGACGTTTCGGTTTCAATTAACCAATCTAGAATATTAGTGCTTAGTTTCTTCTCAAGACTATCTATTTCAGGTATACCAGTATTCATTCTTTCGCCTGAATACTCGAATAGTTCACAAACCATTTTCCAAGTATACAATTTACCCAGAGGATAAAACATCTGGAATTTTTCAACATATTTGATCTGAAAGCATTTACCATTAAGAGGAAAATAAATTAAATCTCCTTCGTTGGGTCTTACTTGTGTTGTGTTATTTCCTACCTCTTCAGCAAATATTCTCTGAGCAACAGAAAAAGTAACTTGATTTCTAATCTCAACGCCGAACTTAGATAAAAAATCACCATCTCCGGTAAACCCATCTACGGACTCAATATACATTGCTATAGGATATGCAACATCATACGAAGATTGGTCATCTGCTCCGTATACATCGTCATAATTGTTCAGTTTTCTGGGTATATATTGAACGTCATGGCCGTAAATAGAAATTGACTCTATAATCAAATTTTCTAAAAGAAACTGTTCTTGGCTGGCTTGGAAATTATTAAAGAAAAAATTGGTACTGCCTGACATTATTTTCTTCCTTTAATCCAGCCTTCTGGTTCCGTTCCTGGAAAATATAAACCGCTTGAGTTATTGTTAGGATTATGGAACCAACTTTTCCCTAATTTAGCTTGCGATAGTTTATATTTATGTTCTTCTTTGAACTTTCTTCCTTGCGCCGATAACGACATTTTTCTTTTAGTTTCTTCGTTATGGGGTGTTCCCCATCTATTGTTTTTGAAACCAATTTTACTATTTTTCATTTTAAGTCTTGATTTTTGGGATACAACTTTACCCTTTTCGCTTTCGCTGATTTTTCTTTTTGTTGACTCTGTGTGACGTTTTAAAATATAACAACCATTGTTATTGTGCATGTTATAAAACTGTTCATCAAGTCTGGCGTTCACAGCTTGAAGTATTTTAGTTTCAAACTTTCTCATATCAGACAAATCACCTTCAGCGATAATCTGTCTACTAAAATCTTTAGGACGTTTGTTATACTCTTCCATCATATACTTGCTGGAACAAATATATCCATCATCAGTTGATCCTTTATGAGAACCAACATATAACATATTTGTTTTTTTATCCGTCCAACAATAAACGAAAGCTTCCATCGAGTCCGTCCTAACCTATCATATCGGTTGCAGGCAAGCTGTATGTGTAAATCATTTCTCTCTCAAGATCAGCTCTTTCGGTGGTAGCTTCGTCATAAATCTTTTGACCGTTAAAGGTTAGTCCACCTGGCATTTTCATACCTTCGAACTTTTTAAGATTTTGACCCCACTGTTGTTTAATTAGGCAAGAAGCATAACGCTGTAACCAACGATCTCCCCAAGCCTTCGTATAAACGTCTGGATCAACAACTTGATATGCTTCTACTATAATATAGTTACCGGGAGAAATCTGATCCCATGACATATCAATATAAAGCTTATTCATATGACGGTTATATCTTAGTGGTTGCTTGCCAATTAACATCTGCTCAAGGAATTGAACATGACTCATAGCCATATAATATGGAACCATAGAGACTGATGTTAGGGTATAAAGATCGTTTAATGCGATCTGATAACGAATATTGAATAGGTTATTAAGACCTAAAGCTGATCCTAGATCGAATATATTAACAACGCCAATAATATTATCTGGCATAGTGATATATCTGTTTGATATATCGGTGGAGTCAACTATCTTTTTATAATAGGTTTTCTCTGAACCATCAAAGTGATAATCCCAGTAGTAACGTAATGCTTCATCAATACGATCAGAAACCTGATCATCGTCTACGTTAATTTCAATAACTGGTTTACCTAATTTTCTTAGGCAATACTCTGCGAATTCAGATCTAGAAGTTGGCACTGACATATTACTTGCCCTCTGTTAGTTTAGATTCTAATTCTTCAACTTTAGCTGTTAATTCTTTGATACCTTCAATTAACAGAGGAACGATTTTCTCGTATTGAACTGTCATATAATGTTCACCGGTCTTAGAAATAGTATTACCATCTTTATCGTTTGCTAAGTCAAATGGTGCTGGCTTAACGACTTGTGGAAGAACTTTCTTGATTTGTCCGGCAAGAACACCAACCTGTTCGCTTTTATCTGTGTAACCAAAAGATGCGGCAAGATCGTTACTGTTGTATAAAACACCTGAAATTTGTTTAATCTTAGCTAGTGCGTCTTTAATTACTGTAATATTTTCTTTCAATCTTTCGTCAGAATAGAAAGCGGTAATATTCTGTGTAGCGTTAATATAACCTGCACCTTGGTTATAAGAAGTACCAACACCAAGACCCTGAGTCGTATAACAGAAAGAACCGCTACTAACTGGACCAGTTAATGTACCAGAAGCTGTAATCCAGCTACCGTAGTTACCAAGATCGTTAGTGAAAGAGGAAAGGTTTGTTGGTCTTCCAGATACATTAGTCCAAGCTACGCCACCTGATGTACCAGTAACGCTAATAGACCACGTACCACTGTTTTTAACAACTTGTGTTCCATTAACATATAGTTCAGCTCCTGGCATATAATAACTAGTACCATCATAATAAACATATCTATTACCGGCACTATTTAAAAACAATACACCGGAAGCTCCACCAGAACGATAGCAATATAAATCACCAGCTGCTACAGTTAGATTTCCGTTAATTGTTCCAGAAGATGCGGTAAGAGTTCCACCAGTTAGGTTTGTAGCATTTGTAGCACTACTAGCACTGCCGGACGATGTTGAATATGAAGCAGAATTTACATTAAAGTTTGATGGATTATAAACGTAAATATTTGTACCATCATTTGAACCCCAAAGCCATGATGGCTGACCTGACTGACCAGACCAGTTAAATGTCATAGCTGCACCAGAACCACCGCTCTGTGCTAAAGTAGATGCTTTTGTAGAGGTTCCAGCATTACCAGTAACGCTAATAGACCATGTACCACT